GAAAGAGCCCGATATGAATATTTATATTCAGAAAGGGATCGGACGCGTTATTAGACACCGTCTAAAAAGGGTAGGAGTTGACCTCGATGATCAGACTCGCAACCAGCGCGCTGCCCGTGAGGGCAGTATACTGGGAGAGCTCGCTACCATGGATCTATCCATGGCGAGTGATACTCTCGCGTGTCGGCTCGTCGAATGGCTCTTACCGCCCGAGTGGGGCCTAGCCTTAGAGCTGGTTAGGTCTCCCGTGGGGGTTCTTCCTTCTGGTGAAATAATTCATTACCAGAAGTTTTCCTCTATGGGGAACGGCTACACTTTTGAGCTTGAATCGCTCATTTTCTGGGCAGTTGCCCAGGAGTGTTGCTGTCCCTTTAACATATGGGAAATGGATACGTCAGTCTGCGTGTATGGAGATGACATTGTCATACCTACACGATTCTACGATCTGTTGGCGTTCAGGCTTGCTGAGGTCGGGTTCACGCCCAATCCCAGTAAAAGCTACGCCAGCGGACCGTACCGAGAGAGTTGTGGTAAACACTACTACCTCGGGACTGATATAACCCCGTTCTACATCAAGAAGCAGGTCAAATCGCTCGATCGTCTGTTCTTAGCCCATAACAACACCGTGAGGTGGGGCAACAGAACAGGGATTGACGTTTCTTCGGTCTTGACAGGACTGAAGAACCTTGCACCGGCTTCTTGGCGTGAACCCCGCCTACCTGACGGATTCGGCGACGGTGCCTTCATAGGTGCCGTTGACGAACTTCGTCTCGACGCCCATCCTCATGGATGGGAGTTTTGGCAAGTCAAAGCGCTCGCTCGGATGCAATCCGAGCTTGCCGATGATTTACCAGATGGGCAGCTGATTGCTTCTCTAAAGCAATCCGCCGCGCGCGTTCTCATCGTTCATGGCCTTTACGGCTATGGCTCCGGGCATTGTGCTTTGGAGCTAGATGAAACGCTCAGTGGGCTTCCTGTAAGGGAAGGGGAGTATAAGGTAATAAATATCCTTATACCACAGTACCC